TTCTTTACCGTGTAAATAAAAAAGATGCTCCCAATTATTGCAGAATTCTCTCGCTTCTTCCTCTGTTTTAAAAGATGCAGAAAATATTTCTTTTCCTTTTCTTGTCTGTCTTCGAAATTGAATTCTCCAGACAACTGTCCCCGTATTAGGGTAGATGTGTTTGCCAACCCAGGCCATATTTCATTTCCTTTGCATTTTGTGTGGCGCATAAATATGAACCTATGTTATGGTCTTGATTAATTAACCTCAACATGGAAGTGTGAGGTTTAGGACAACACGAAATCGGAGAACCACGATGAACCAAGAAGAACATTGGGACTATGAGCCCGAATCAGAATACGTACATGTATCTGAGCTAGAAGACGTTGAACATGCTAAAGAGTTTCTTGCTGATGTAGTCGAAGGACTATATGGGGACAAACCTTTAGAACAAATGGAGCGCTCTTTGGAAGAAGCATGCGCTTATCTTAAAGTTCCTTTTCCTAATAAGGAGCTGACAATCACGAAAAAGAACCCGTACTTTGAGTTTGGAGTAGCTTTATCAAAGCACCAAGCGCGAGTACTTTCTAGAACCACAGGAGAATAACATGAAAGTGAACCACACCGTAGCTTTAAAGCCACAACCTAAGCTTCCCGCACTGATGGAAGAATTCAACCAAACTAAATCCCTTTGCATGGAGCTTTTAAAAACGAAGCACTACCAGCAAATGGGAGAAGCCGGCATTTTTGCCATCGTCCAGAAGGCAAATTCCCTGTCCATTAATCCTATGGATGCCTTAAATGGAGGAATGTATTTCGTCCAGGGGAAAGTTGAGCTCTCTGCTATCATGATGGCTAAACTTATTAGGGCAAAAGGGCATTCCATTACACTCGATAAGAACTCTAACAATGATGTCTGCATCCTTCACGGCAAGCGTAAGGACAACGGAGATACCTGGAAAGTTTCCTTCTGTATTGAAGACGCGAAGAGAGCGGGTATCTATAAGCAAGGGGGTCCGTGGAGTAAATATCCTGACACCATGTGCTACAACCGAGCTCTATCTAAGCTTGCTCGTCAGCTTTTTCCTGATGTAATTGGGAATTGCTATATCGAGGGAGAAATTAGTGATGCTCCTCCCCTTTATGACACCCCAGAAACTACAGTGATAGAGCCAATTAAGCCCACTTCCCATAGGGAAGAAAATACAGTGTCTCTTTCTGAGGGTGAAGTCCAAGAGATTGAAGATATGATTGGAGATGATGACGAAAGGCGAAAGTCTGTTCTTTATTTCATCGAAGAGAAGTTCAAAGTGACCCAATTCGAACACTTAGCCCATGAAGACAAAGACTGGCTCTGCAACAGACTTAAAATGTCGAATGAACGTCAACAAGAAGAGGTAGTTGTTTGAAAAAGTACTGCCTCAAGTGGCGCACCGTTCCCCTCTCGGGGAGCATTTACTCCCACGGCGTTCTAACGATAAATGCTCGCTCTTTTGATGAAGCTGTTGATAAGGCAGAACTAATTATAAGAGCAAAGTCACACCAAAAGTTTAGAGACGTCCCATTACAAATCATTGAAAAAGGACCACAATCATGAAACAAAATACTCCGGAGTGGAGACAAAAACAAAAAGAAAAATTGTTATCTCGTAGAACGATAACTTCTACTGGATGCTGGACATGGGAAGGACCCCAAGATAAAAATGGATATGGAATTTTTGGAAGTGGAAAATTTTTTAAATGCCATCGGGCATCTTATCTTCTTTTTAAGGGAGAGATACCATTAAAAAAAATGATTCTTCACAGATGCGATGTTCCGGCGTGTTTCAATCCCGATCATCTTTATATAGGAGATGCAAAACAAAATGCTAAAGATGCCCTCGAAAGAGGCCAACATCCAACTGGCCCTCATCCAAAAAAAGCGTGTCCTCATGAAAAAAATGGGAATGCTAAATTAAGCAAAGAGGATGTTATTGCAATTAGAGCCGTATATGGCAGGCCTTATGGATGGCATAGGTTGGCAAAGATTTTTAATATCAGCAAAAGACAAATAGGTCGAATAGTTAAGGAGGAATCATGGAAAGGAATTTAATCCAAGGAAGTACTGAATGGTTAGATATGAGAAAAAAGTTTGTGTGTGCCAGTGATGCTCCAATTATTATGGGCGTATCACCCTTCAAACGCTCTGACGGGCTCAGAAAGACCCCTCACGTCTTATGGATGGAGAAACTGGACCTCCTCCCCGCTGAAACAGAAACATCGGCAATGAGGTATGGTAAAGAGATGGAGGAGACAGCTCGCCAATCTTATGAAGAAAAGGTAGGAGACTTTTTTGCTCCTAAAGTATGCTTCCATAAAGACATTAACTATCTGATGGCAAGCCTAGACGGGATTTCTATCGATGGGAAAAAGATCGTGGAGATTAAGAATGCTAACGCCGAAGACCATTCGTTAGCTAAGACAAAAAAAGTTCCGGATAAATATTATCCTCAGCTTCAACACCAGCTGGCCTGTATCGGTCTAGATGGGATGCATTATTTTTCTTTCCATAAAGGAGAGGGAGTAGTGGTGGAAGTGGAGAGAGATGATAACTATTTGGAAGAGATGTACGCTAAAGAGAAGGAATTCTGGGATTGCGTAAGAAACTTTAAAGCTCCCGCTCTGACTGACAATGATTATCGTGAAAGGGATAAGGAATGGTATAAACATGCCTCCCGTGTCCTAGAAATCAAAGAGAGGCGGAAGACCTTAGAGAAGGAAGAGAAGGAGGCTGAGGCGTCTCTACGCACGATGTCTGAAGGAAAGAATTCTTTTTTTGATGATTTACGCTATACTGGTAGCATTAGGAAAGGAAGCGTTGATTATAAGAAAGTGCCCGAGCTGGAGGGGATTAATTTAGAGATCTACCGGAAGCCCAGCTCTTCAATGTGGACGCTCACGTCGCGATAAAAAAGGGGGCCTCAATCGTTAGAATAAGAAAGTTAGACTTATTATTACGTAGGAAAAATGAGGCCCTATTTCTAATCCTAAACCTTCCATCAACATTCTATTGCCTGGGTCTTGCTGGGACATCAACGTTATATCTTCCTGGGATAGGCTCATAACGCATCTTCTCTTCATCATAGTAATGCCAGAGGGGATCATTCATCTTTCGAAGATATTCTAATTCCTCAGTATCTTCCGACATTTGATCTTGATAGTGCTCATCTCTTTCTCTTTTTGCTTTTTCGACTTTCTCTTCCACTTTTCTATTGTGTCGCGATTTATCTTTATGGGTTTTGGTCCCAAACAGAAATCCTCCAACGACAATAATCAGAAAAAAAACTACACTAGCCGCGCTAGCTCCCTCATATAATCTTTTCATATTAGATCCTCACTGTTAAAGAACAAAATATACGAGATGTATTGGACAAACTGACATCAGTTAACGCAGTAAAAGCAACATTTGAACCGCATTGTTGCAATCCAATTGTGGAAGTAGCTCCCGTAAAAACGGCAGTCGCTAAATAATTATTAGCTGAAAAAGTAATCGCATTCCATTGACCTATAGCAAAAGCTTGACGAGCTAAAGCAGCTGTAAAAGGAAAACCTGTAATAGTAGCGTTTCCGACTGAAGATCCTTGATTAGATATGTGAATAGCAATATTAGCGAAAACCATATTTCCTATACGGGTATAACTTCCCTGCTGAACCACATAGACAATTCCAGTCGTTCCTCCACCAAATTCAAGAACAGGAGTAAAGGCGGTAGAATCTACAAAATTAGCTAGAATATTGGTCCCATCATCAAAAGTTAGTCCATCAGCGTAGACATTATCCCATGAGTTTGTGGCCGAACCTAAAGAATCTGCTCGATCACCAGACGGAACAATTGGAGAGGTAGTTACAGAAACGTCTCCCGTCCCATCAGGAGCTAAAACAATATCTCCATTGGTATCGGTCGAGCTTAAGGTGTTTCCATCAAGCGTTAGATTATCTACCGCTAAGATAGAAGCAGTATTATTAATCGCATTCTGGGTCATAAATTTCTCTCCTTATACTACTGTTAAATTTCCTACTACGGTTTCTACAACCCAGGTGGTATTGGCGGTGATGCATCTATAGGTGACGCAATCATACTGAACGGTAGAAGCTAAACTTCCTCCTGCTCCCGCTGTAGTGGATTGGGCTAAGAAATGGACAGTTTGCCCTGCGTTCTGGGCAATAAGCCACCCTCCCGCGCCTTTCCCGTTGACCTGGATTAAATCTCCTAGAGCAGCCGTGGCGGGAAGAGTCATTGTTACAAGTCCTGCATTGTTAGTAATATACCCATTATTCACCACCATTGTAGCCGAAGTCCCAGTCTCTTCATTCCAGGTCACCCCTCCAGCGGTTGAATCGATTGTTATGGATCCGGCTCCCTCGGTAATTGTTATCCCAGTTCCTGCTGTTAATGTAGCTAATACGGGATCCACACCTACAGAGCCTATTAAGAGCTCTCCCGACGCGGGTTGAGCAGTGGCCGTAATTGCCCCTGTACCCGACCCGAGTAGAATGCCCCCATCTGTCAGAGTAACCGCTCCTGTTCCTCCTCCAGCGACAACCGCTGTCCCAAAGACGGGATCGGCAGATGCTCCTTGAGAAATAAGAGGAATCCCCGTAGCAGCATCGGGACCAACTTTAGTCATTGTAGTGGTGCCGGCGCCCACCAGAACAGCATGATTTGTCAAACCAGTGAGGACCACTGTAACCGTATTACTCGCCCCGCTAGTGGTGGTGCTTCCGCCCCCTACTACATTGAGAACCCCTGAAGATGGAGTAGCTGTTCCTGAATCAGTGGGGAAAGAATCCGCAACCGTTCCAGCCGTGGCTAAATCAATAGTATTAGCTCCTAACGTGACCGTTATCGAACCATCTGCGGAAGCGATGGCTCCTGCGGCAGGTACTCCTGCGGTAGATCCAATGGCTAATTGTCCGTCGGTTAATCCTGCGGTCCATGCAAGTGCCGTAGTAGTACCTGTTCCATAACCTATTCCATCAGCTGTCTGCACCCCCAGTTTAGCCGTTAAACCACTAGGGACTATAGTTCGTCCCGTATCCGTTCCAGTAAGGGTTTCTGCACTTGTAGCCAGTTCGGAGACACCTTTTTGAGATGTTGTGGCATCAGAAGCAGTGACGGTAACTACATTAGTGGCGCCGCTCGTAGAAATTCCTTGAGCGGAAGTTCCCACAATATCCAGAACATTTGCGGCAGGAGTAGCAGTTCCTGAATCGGTATCAAATGAGGTGGGAACAGCAGCAGCAGCTTCTACATTCAATGTGTTAGAGCCAGCTGTAATTGTGATTGTAGCTCCTGTGGAGGTTAAATCAGCAAACGCTGGGTCAACTCCAGTTCCCCCTATGAGAAGTTGTCCATTAGTTCCAGCTGTGGTGGCTACCATGTTGGTGAGAGCCCCTTGGCCTAGGATGACTCCTCCATCCGTATAATCGGATTTATAAGTGGCGCTATATTGATTTCCACCGGCTACTGTCAAGGTGGCCGCGAGATTATTATCATCAGGAAAGGCGACTGAGGTTAGAGTTAATGTCCCTGAGCCGGTTCCTCCTATGGCTGGATTATTTGTAGATTGAATTTCTCCGTTGGAAATAGAGAAGTTTCCTGACGAGTTATAGGTCAGAGCTTGACTGGCTCCTCCTCGAAAGTTAGTGTCTATTGCAAAACCTGATAGAGTTCCCCCTATGGTTACTGTGTTGGCGAACTTAACTCCATTTTGCAAGAATAAATCCCCATCGCCTAACATGTTAACGGGACAATTCACATTAACTGTATCAAAACGTAAAAATCCGGCCGCATCCCCGTTGAGCTCCATGGTTTTAGAGCCAGCTCCCATTTCTACATTAAGAAATTTAATGGAAGAAGATCCTGTTATATTATTTACTACTCCATCTTCGGTGCTCGCTTCTCCACAGTTGTCCATTAAGAGCTCTCCAGACCAATTGGGGAGATTAAAGATATATCCGTTAGTGATAACGATGAAGGAATTATTAACGTTAAAGGTAGTAACTCCAGCTGCCGAAGAATTTAAAATGTCAGTAGCACTTACGAGGACGAATCCATCAAAAGTAACCGTTCCCGTGGTAGGAGGAGTGTGGACTCCCACAATCGTCGCAGCTCCATCTATGCTCATAAAGGTAATGCTAGAAGTAATGTTTAAATCTTCCGTATAGGTGCCTGGTTGGATCCAAATTACATGAGCGCCGCCCGCTAAGGTTGCGTCGTCGATAGCCGCTTGTATGGTTGTGTAAGGGGCTGTTCCGTCTGTAGCCACGACATATTGGGAGATGAAGTTTCCTCCTCTAATCATTCCGCTCGCCATCGTCAGGGTAGTAGCTATATTAAAATTCTCTACAAAATCTACTCCTGACAAAGTAAGGGTTCCGGCCCCCGCTCCCGTTATTGCTGGGTTATTACTGGTCTTAATAGAGCTGTTGGTAATAGAAGAGTTTCCAGAAGAACTATAGAGGATTGCTGCATCGGATCCCGTATTAAAACTATCTTCTTGAGAAGTAAAAGTAGCGTTATTTCCTACGGTTATAGTCTGATCATATAAACATCCAATCGTAGTCAGAGCCGCTCCTGTTTGTAAACTAATAGGACACCCTACCTCTACAGCTCCAGCGAATTCACAGAATCCGGACAAAATCATAGAGTTGGAAGTCCCATTCCCAATTCCTGCCGCAAAGCAAAAAAATCCCATTCCTCCGGTATTATTTACAAATCCATCGTCGGTTCCAAAATTTCCAATGTTAAAAACTGCGACGGATCCAGAACTTGTCCAATTTAATAAATCAAAGGCATATCCATTAGTAACATTTATCGTAGAATCTTCTACTATAATAGCAGTAGTCCCGGCGGCTGCTGAACTGAAAATAGCTGTAGCATCCTGTAAGGTTAGTCGATTAAGATTAAGAGTCCCACTGGAAGGAGGGGTATGAGTTCCTGTAATAAAAGTATTTTGTTCCCCGTCTCCAAATAATGCGATGCCGTCATAAAGAGTTAAATCTTCGGTATAGGTTCCGGTTTGAATCCATACCATCCCTCCTCCAGCTGCATTAGCGGCATCTATTCCAGCTTGGATCGTCTGATATCCTGCCTGACCAGTGGGTCCGACTACGTAAGGAGTGATAGGAAAGCGATTTTTAAGAGGAATTCCACCGGAATCTACCCTATCGAATTCCCCTGTGAAAGGATTATATCTATAAGCCATTTATCCTCACGAATAGGTATGATTAATTACTTCGCCGTAGATAACAATTCCAGACGAACTATAGGCAGTAAAAGCACTTGTATCTATTCCCTGAAGTTCAAAAGTATTTCCTGCGCTATTGGCTACTGTGTAAATATTACTTCCCGTAAAATTTACTTCTGTCATCCCTACAACTTCTTGGATCACAATCATATCCCCATCTAGAAGAGTGGAAATATCCGAAACTGTGACTACTCCAGGATTAGCCTGAGTGATGCCTGTGATGACTAAATCAGAAACTGAAGACCATATGAATTCGTAATCGGGTGAAGCATTACTTTCACTATCTTCTGGCCAGGTGACTCTAATAACTCCTTCAGAAGCATCATATTCGACCTTCCGAATTTGCCACTTATCGTCGGATAAAGGCTCTCCAGCTTTGGCCCTTCCCAGAAAAATGGGATTGCCGGTGGTATCATTAATGGTTACCAAGCTTACTTCAGAATCTTGAACGATTAATTCGCGTCTATCCCTTTCACCAAATTTAAATGGACGATTTTGAGAATTTTTCGCCATGACTACCTCTTGGTTAAAATATTAGCAATTAGGCTTGAAATCCAATTTTAAGGGTCTGTAATCCAACTTCACCCGCTATGTCTGCACCATTTAGGAAATGAATGAAGGGCATTACCACATCTGTATTATCGAAAGTATAGGCTGGGGCAACAGACGCCGCGCTTCCGTCTACTTCAAATGTTACAACACCTGCTCCACTCACAAGCACCTTAACTACAAAAGAGTTGGGTTCAGCTGCTAGAGCGTCGGTAGTATCTGTCGCTGTTTGACCTGTACCATTCAATTCATCCAAGATAACCGCATTTAAAGCCGATGTCGCAGAGTTAATTCCAATAGCAGCATAATCGGTATAGTCTGCTAGGACGGCATTGTTAGCCTCTACCTTTCTAAATCCCATCATGAGAGGGGCACATCCGCTATAATCAGTGACAAAGAATGTTGCTTCTATGAAGAAAGCATCGCTCGTTCCAATCGTATAGGCATGTTTAGCATTACTTCGAGCTCCGAAGTTATATTCCGCTCCTTCAGTCGATGTTTGATCAAGAGCCAAATCGAGCCCGTTAGCAGTCATACGAGGAGCAATGATAGTTTGACCAGCTCCCAAAATGAATTGTTCCATTAAACATCCATCTTGAAGAGACATTAGGTTGACATCTCCAGTTGCACCTGTAGGGACCCCACCGGTGTTCGCAGCTGTTTGCAGTACAGGAGACTGAGTCACTGTTAGGTCGGTTCCAGAAGAAAAGGCGAATTCGGAATTAACCTCTTTAATGGTTCCACTTAGAGTGATATCTCCTGTTCCGGCTGCAATAGTAGTAGCACCAGCTCCAGTTGTGGTTCCAATAGTAATGACATCGGCTGTAGCTGCTGCACCTATATTGATAGTCTTAATACCAGTTCCTCCACCACCAAGTTCAACCGTTCGGGCTCCTGTTCCTGAAGCAATGGTTACAGTTCCAGTATTTGCGCCTGTAGCAGAAATATCGTAGGTAGAGGCAACGTTTCCTTCTAAAGTAAAGTTCCCAGTACCGCATAGAAGATCTAAACTGGCTGCTCCGGTGACAGTACCCATGGTGAGAACATTTCCGATTGCCCCTGTACCAATATTGACTGTTTTAATTCCGGTTCCACCTGTAGAAATATTGGTTGTTTGGGCTCCGGTTCCACCTGAAATAGTGATGGTACCTGTATTTGCTCCCGTGGCTGAAATATCGTAGGTAGTAGCTGTTCCCCCTTCAAGAGTGAAGTTGCCAGTTCCAGCTTGGAGGTCTAAGGAGGCAACTCCTGTAACAGAACCGATGGTTACCGTATGAGCAGCAGCCGAGCTAGCTAGTGTAACTGCCCGAGCCGTAGTACCATTGGCAATTCCTACAGCATTAGCAGAATTATCTTCACTGATGGAAACGACTCCAGCTGTTTGAGTAAAAGCTCCGGTGACTGTTAGGCTCGAAAAAGTTAATCCACCATTAGAATCGACCGCAAAGACTTCGGCATTATCAGAATCTTCTATCGAAAGCTTATTAGCTCCTGCATTATCCCCCAAGACCATGATTATATCTTGGCCGGTCGCGGAATTAATATTCATATCTGTAGCAGCGGCTACAGTGTAGATAGGGGATGAAACGGAGGTGGCTAGAGTAATAGCTGCATCCATATTAGTAGTAATAGTAGATCCCGCTCCGGCAGTAGTAATATTTGTACCGCCCGCTAGGGTTATATTTCCTCCTGCTGGGCTAATCGCCCCTCCACCATCTCCGGTTAAGGTGTCTACATCACTGGCACCTGGGCCAGAAAGAATCCAGACAGCATCATCACTAGAATCAATCCCCCCAAAGGTATAGGCCGTACGCGTATCTCCACTTCTATGTATCCAAATAAAACCGTTAGGAAAGTTTTTTTCCGAAGCAGTAGGAGCAGTTGTTTTAGTTATTGGATCAGGAAATACACTCACGAAAGGAGTTGTTAATCCATATACTCGTTTAGCGGAGACCATTATTATACCTCGTGTTGAGAGCCTAGATGTGGTTCAGGCTTTTACTTTTTATTCTCTTCGGTAACGATTTTTATTCAACAAAAAAATACAAATGTGGTAAACATTTACCTAAATGAGAAATTGATGAGATATCGTGCCCGTGAGGAACAGCCTAAGTCTAAAAAAATTGTGGTGAACGTTATTCCCAGCGATCACCAACTTTTAAAGATATTAGCAGCCGATAACGGAATCACTATGGCTACATTTGTCATTCGGGCTCTTCGTCACTATCTTAAAGAAGTAATGAAGGAAGACAGAGAAATAGAAACGCGCTAAAATGAAAGCCTCCAAAGGAGGTGTAAAATGGTTATAAATTATGAACAAATTATTTCTGTCTGCATCGTATTGGGCATTGTGTGGAGTACTATTCGCTGGAATCGTGAAAGTTTCAGGGGGCTCTAAACTCTTTGCCTTTTCTCATAGCTTAGATCTTCATGCTGACGAAGAGGGAATCAAGAAGGAAGCGGAGAGGCGAATGCGTCAGGATGCGGCCGACCGCAAAGAAGCTCAGTATTGGAAAGATTATCACGAGCGGCAAGCCCGAGAGAAGAAAGAAAAAGAAGAAAAAGAACGCAAGCGAGCAGAGGAAGAAAAGCGTAGAAAAGACGAAGAAAAGAAAGCCTGGGAAGACCACCGTCGGGATCTAGATCGAAAAGCTAAAGAAAAAGAAGAAAGAGATAAGAAAAAATGACCACTCCTTCTCGTCCCACGATTATATTAATGGTCGTTTCGCTTTTGCTGTTAGTAGGTGGGTTTATTTATCAGAGACCGGATAAGGCCATAATTGCTCCTGCTTTTGATGTAGAATGTGGATGTTACTGTCATAAAGAACACGAAAAGGAAATGGACAAGATCCTTAAAGAAATACACAAAGATAGAGCCCTTCTTCGGGAAGAAAGAGCCAGAGAAAGTGATAAAATAATGAAGGATCAAGAAGAATACTGCTCTAGACCTTTTAGGCAATTTCTAGAGGAATATGGGAAACCGTCTTTACCTCTCTGACGAGCAGGCATATTTTAAATCCTCAATCACCTCATATTGGGCATTTTTCTGGAGAGAGTTTAAATGATCTCTAAGCAAAAAAATTGCTTCTATGAAGGTTATGGTTTCATCGGACAATACCAAATCAAGAGTCTCATCCATCATTACACTCCCTTTCGAGGAGTTTTAGGACCTGAGTCAGTGATTCTGACAATGTCTGAATCTTATCTTCTTGTTCTTTCCATCTCCGAAATATCCCCTTGCGAAGATTATTTTGTTGCTCTTCGAGCCTTCTGATTTTTTCTCCATGTAAAAAGTCGGCTGTTATTGGTCCGTCAAACATATCCATCTGCTGAATTGATAGTTGTTCCATATTTGCTCCAAACAAAAAATTAACTTATATCTTACATAATAATTATACTACAATTGGGATTTATTTTCTCTCTTTATGTAATTAAAAAGAGTAGTTTTACCAATTCCATACATTATGCGAATTTCTTTCAGACTCAGTCTTTTTTCTTCATATATTTGTATCATTCGACTCACTTGTGTATCAGTGAGCTTCTTCGGACGTCCCCCTTTTCTTCCTCTAGCGCGCGCTCCTTGAAGCCCTTTAAGCGTTCTTTCACGTCCCAGATTTCTTTCACACTCCGCCAGAGCTGCCATGATAGAAAACATAAGCTTTCCGCCCGATGTGGAAGTGTCCATCGCTAAAGATAAAACATGGATATGAATATTTTCTTTTCCCCATTCTTCTAGCAATCTTAAGAGCAATCTGCTAGTTCTTCCAAGCCTATCTAAAGAAGTAAGGGTAACGACGTCTCCTGGACGTAGTTGTTTTTGGAGTTCTTGAAATCCAGGTCGCGAAGATTTAGTTCCCGAGACTTTATCGCTAAAGACTCTTTCACATCCGGCAGCTTCAAGATTAGCGACTTGGTTTTCTAATGATTGCTCAGGAGTGGAAACACGTGCATAACCAAATTTCATTATTTATCCGTCCATCTCCAAACATTATAAAAAAGTCCTCCTCCAAGAGTCCCTCCTATAAGGCTCAAATATATTTTTATCAACCCTATCCAGTTCTCAGTATTAATACAAAATTGCATGCCGACTAAAATAATGATAACGAGAACATACCCCACACTTCTAATTATTCTCATTTTACCTCTTTTTTATGTTCCGAATTTGTATTTTTATAAACATAACTGACCGTTGATTTAAGAACCAGTTTTTAAACTGAAATTAAGCGTTTTTTAAAAGTGTCCACCACCGTGCCGACATAAAAATTAGACTTTGTGCTTTGGATTCCATTAATGGGCGTATAGTGAACTCTTATATCTACCCCCCTAGTCAAACTTGACTAACCCCTCAGTCATAAACTTATTTCTCTCTATGAAGACCCCCCTAGTCAAGACGTATTTTTTGAGTGGGGGGGTAGAAAGAAAAGAGGCGCTAGAATTCTAGCTGGTCTTTTTTTAAAAACACTACCCTTTTTAGGTGGAGATGGAAGGAACGATCTTTTTAATCTATAAATTCCGGTTTTCTCATAGAGGGAAAAACAAAAAACAGGTATTCTGTCTTCTAATTAGAGTGAGTTATCCTAAATTTATTGAAAAAAAAACTTGAACTCTATATCTTTAAACCAGTTTTTTAAGGCTCAACCGTGAAAAAAATATCTCTATCTATTATGCTTTCCCTCTTTACCCTGTTCGTTAATGGATATGCTGAAGAAAATACTCCACCTTCTGAATTATCGTTGGCTCACACACGACACTCTCCTTATGTCTCATATGACATATCAAGCGAAGAGGCTGGGATTGGATATCGCTATCAGCGCAACGTTTTTATGTACGATTTCCATGGGACCTATAAGTTTCTAAACCTTTCCTGGACTCATGGCCATCTTACGAGCCTCTCTTTTCACTTTCTTTCCATCGCAAAAGAAACTCCCTCATTTCTGTTCTATACTGGAGTAGGGGTAAGAGGAGAATTTTACTCCCTTAAGAATTCTTCTTACCGCAAAAAGGACCGCTTTTGTTGGTGCCCATCGTTTTGTTGGGGTTATTCTTTCAAGAGAAACGAGGGACCTTCTCCGTTTGCGGAAATTTATTATATCCCTACTCGATTTTATAGAGGTACCTACGACCAGATCAATAAAATTGGGCTAAAAGTAGGGGTTTTGTACTGACTTGGTGGGGAGAACCCAAAGTTGATGTCCAGATTGCGTGTCTCGTGCGTTATCTGAAGGGGAGTAGTATGCTCCCCTTATTTTTATAATAATCTCTTTATATCGCTTTTAAACGGCTTTGTGGTAGAATATAGGAAAATAAGGACAAAATATGGATGTAGTTTCAATTCTGACGATTATATTAAGCGTTTTTGGGATCAATTTGGTCTTTTTTGTCTTTCTTCTCAATAGAATGGACTCTGGGATGAAGGAACTTCAAAAAGAGATACAGAAAAACAGAGAAGAAATAATGTGGATTAAATTTCGCTTAGATCCTCATGAACATCCCTATAAGAAAGACGACGACGCAAAGGAGAATTAAAGGATGGTAGAAGGAATCATAACTTTTTTCGCTTTCTTAGTTCCAATAGTATGGTTGTGCAACGACTAAAGAATTTATTGAGTTTTCTCCTCTTCCTTGAGAGCATGTTTATCCATGGTCTTCAGATATCTTTCAACGGCTTTTTTATTTCCCGATTGAAGAGCTTTTAAGAAATTTCTAAAATCCCTTTGTCCTTTTGGGTTAAGTAAAAAATAACCATAACCTAATTCCGATACCTTTTTCCCCGCTTGGATAGGGATACCCACTTTACCAAGCCCAAGTTTAGTTAGAATTCCCCCCACAGCAGCTGATTTGACAATTTCTTTTACTCCAATTTCATCTAGAAGACCCAATTTATCTTTTACTTTTTCTAAATCACCAGAAATAAGTCTCATTTGTTCAAAAGATTCGGGGCCTACTTGTTTCCTTAATACTTTAGACTTTGAAGGAGATTTAAATATATTACTAAACTTTTTAGCATCTAAAACTCCTTTGGAAGTAACTTTTTCAATTATTTCTTCAAAGGAATTAAGTTTTTGCAATTCACTATATTGGGCATTAGTTTCTTTAAATAATTTTGAAAAAGAATCTGGAGTTCCGTTTTCGAGTGTTTTCCCAATTTCTTTATTTAATCCTCCATAGAACTGTCGGACCTGTCCCTTTTTACCTTCAATAAAAGCTCTTTCATATAAAGATTTCGCATCCTGATTTATTTTTCTAAATTGACTTACATACTCTTGAGGCGTATAAAATCTCTTCCCTCCAACACCTTCCCCAAACTTTTCTTTAAATTTAGAAATTAATCCTAATATTTCTTCTTCTTCTTTAGACGGCACAGGGGTCAGTTTGATATTTTTTTCTGTTTTATTAAGATAATTAGAAATGAAATTACTTTCAATTTTATGATCCATTTTAGAAGCAAGTTTATTTAATTTACCTAAATCTTTATTTAATCTTGCTTCAACATCAACTCCTTTTTCAATTTCTACAGAAAGGGGAAATTTAGAAGATTTCATCGAATTGAGAAGTTCTTCAGCCTGCTTTGAAACTTTTTCATAGGCTTTTTCTTTGGCCTTAGGAAAAACTTTCCCTTTTAGGAATTTCCATCCTTCCTCAGTTTTATCCATAATTCTAGGAAGCACTAGACCAGATTTTTCTTTAATTTTTTGCACTGATTTTACAGCAGAAACGGCTTTCTTAGCATCCGGAACTCCAATACCAATCAATTCGGCTATCTCTTGTATCCCTTCGGGAGCTCCGAGTTCTTTGGCTATTTGTCCTGAAGCACCCCCAATGACTGACGGAGCCCCCATCCCTTTTAAAGGGCCACGTCCATAGATATCTGCCGCTCGCTCCGTAAATTCTGCTAGAGCTTCTTCCCCCGATCCATAACTTTTACCTAAAACATCTTCTACTAGTCCCTTTAACTGTTCTTGTCCGCCTTCTCCAATTTCTTGAAGAAACATTCCAGCAGATTCTAAACCTTTACGAGGTGCGCCTCTTAATCCTTCATCTTCCGGATAGATTTTAGATAATAATTCTAAGATTCCTCCAATTCCTTTAGAAGGAGCCGCTAATAAAGAAGCTGCGCCTCTTCCTGCGGTTCTTCCAAGCCCCTTAGCTGTTTCCTTTAGAAGTTCGGGAACATTTACTTCAGGAGGAGGTAGAGGAGTAAACTGAGACCAGGCATCCATTTCTTGGGGAGTTTCGTTTCCATCATCTAAAGGAGTATATTGTGACCAAGCGGTAGATGCACTCATTATAAAATTATTCCACCTTCTTTAGATTGCATTTCCTTAACTTTATTTTTTGGGATCGGATAGGTATTCCCATCGGGAGCAAGCATCCAGACGGTACCAGGCTCAGAAGGGAGCTCTTTTACTCTCTTACGCGCTTCTTCCAAAGCTAAACCTCCAGTAGATTTAATTTTTCCAGCCCGAATGTCTCTAACATCTTTAGTAAATTCTTTTTGTCTTTTGTTAGTATACTCTTTTAATTGATTGTCTACCATAGACTGTAGATTTCTAGGAGGCTCTAACCCTTTATCCAAATATTTATTTCTTATGTTGTCAAATATTTTTAATTTTTCCTTACTGATATCAAGTTTAAATTCTTGGAATCGAGTAATTATTCTATTGCTTTCTACATTTTTCCCAATCGTTTGGAGAGCTTCTCTCATGTTCTTTTCAAGGTATTGATTTAAACGAGTTCCTGGAGGCATTTGCTGCATATCGGACAAAAACTCTTCCTTTGTGGCGGATAATAATTCCGCTCCTTCCACACTTCTAATAAATTCATTATCAAAATAATCGGCCATAAAGTTTTGCCAGGTCTTGACATTTCCAGAATCCAAAGCTTCATTAATCCTAAAAAGATTTATTTCCTTGGTAGCAAGTCCATCACGAATTTTATTCATTTGCTCTACAAAAGGCTTATTTTCTTCAAAAGCGCGTTTAGAGGTTTCCATTTCCTCTTTCTGCGTCATCTTATCGCGAGCTAGTTGACCTTGTTGAAGCATAGATGCAAGTTGAGGATTCGTACGAGCAATCTCGGCTAATTGCCTTTGATTATATTGTCGGGGTTGACCTGGTTCTTGGGAAGGTTGTTGAGCAGCAGAAACAGCATTATTCCATAAGAAATCAACTTGATTTGGTTCCAGAAGTTCTCCGCTCTCATTTTCATAAGTTTGGAGCATATCCATAAACTTAGTTCTAAATGCCTCATCTTCCCCAACATTTTGGGTTTGCTGCTGTTGAGGATTAAAAATCTCTTGGAATCGTTTATTTTCCCCTCTTTGTGAGAGAGCCTGAGCTAGAGCGCTCCCAACCTGCTGAATTCCTTGGCCTAATCCGCCTAAATTATTTTGTGTAACTAATACCATTTTATCTCCTTAAATAAGCGCGGCAGCGCCTACTTGGCCTAAAGCTGCGATCAGTTGACCCAGAATTCCTTGAGTTTGCTCGATATGAGGCTCAAATCCTCTTTGACCTGTTAAGCCTCCAAGTTGTCCTAAAGCACCTAATTTATTATGCTGTTGTTGGTTGAAGAAATTCATCATTTGAGATCCTAAACCCGTCGAAACATCCGATGCGCTTTGGGCTAGAGCTCTATTTAAAGACCCTGAGCCACTTTCATCCAATCCCAAAAAGCTTTCCTTAAGACCAGGAATAATCTGTTGTTGTAGAGCCTGTTGAGCCGGATCTATAAAGGACGTTTGGAATAGATTTTGGAATCCTTGCTGATTGTAGGGTTGTAAAAAGTCTGAGTAGGCACCACTAGCAAGCTGCTGCTGCTGGGGTCCCAATGCACTGCTCAGAAAGCTGCTCTGCTGGGGAGATAGAAGGTCTATGTTCTCCTTCTGTGTGCTCCCTCCCATTAATGTCTTTCCCATTATTTACCTCATTTTCTTCATTGTATTCCATCAACACACTTTTTGCACGTTTAAATCCGTTCCTTTCAGAGTGTTTTGGATAGTTAGTAACCCAATAAATTTTATTAAGATTACCTTTCTTTCTTATTTCTTTAATATGTTTAGATAGTTTTTTTACTGCTACCCCTTTCATCCAGAACTCTTTATCCATACTAAAGGTCTGAATCACTAGATCCTTGGTTAAGGGATCTACACTAAACCAAAGCATTCCCTTCACTTCGTTCTCAGTATTAGCCAGAACGTAAAGATGGGAAAAAGGATTTAGTTTTACACTCCCATCGCTCGATGGAATCGTACAGTTCACTTCATGATATTTATAAAAATCTTCTACACTAAAATCCCTATCTCTGACCTGTTCGACCAAGTATTTAGGGATATGTGAAGGTGTAAATATACGAATCCATTTAAGGTCGTCAATTTTATTCATCTTCTACTCCTATATATCGTAAATGACCCCCCACGCGGCCCCTACCACTATACGCACTAATCGCACTAGTATCGGTTCCTGACCCAAAAGCTTGGAAGGAAGCCTGGAAAGTTCCTGTGACTCCCAAAATGACCGCTTGGGTGGCTCCTACGGGAAAAGGGGCTTGATTCATAAAACAGGTACCAACAAAGAATATTTGCCCCTGTTTAGCTTGGCGATAAGGAAGATTGAGTCTCAGTTGACCAGATGCCCCTCCACTCGCTGTCCAGCCCACATCAAACCAAACATCGGTCATTAAACCTTGGCGCAACACATAGGACCCTTGACGATTGTAAGTATAGCTTCCTGCGTTCGTCGAACCTGCTAAGGTGGGAATATATTCAGACCCATCCACATCGAGGCTATTACGAAAAACTCCATTGACGTTTTGAGCTGTCTTCTCATACATATTTTGAAGTTCATAAGTTAAGTCTTGGAGATAAGAAGTGGTTTGCTCAGGAGACTGATCCTTATTTAATTCGGGAAGCTTATAATTTATGGGAAGTGTCATTAGTTAATCGTCCTCTTCCCTCGTGCTTTAAAATAAGGCTTCATCGCATGAATTCTATAAGGATCCTGAGCTCCAGACGCACTAAACATAATTCGATGCTGGAATCCTATACCTCCTGCATAAGCTCGTTTCCAAGTTTTGGTACGATAAAATTGGCGGAAAAAAAGACTTCCTCCCGACGTGTACGCAGTAAAGGCGGCGCTGTCGATTCCATCTAACGTAATATTATCTCCATCAACGACGGTAACGGTATAAGGCAAACCCTCTTCTCCACTATTTATCTCTGTCATTCCCTCTACAAGATAGATATAGATTTCATCGCCGGTAGTAAGACCATGTCCAGGGGCATTAACATTACAAGGATTGGACAGATCGATATCGGCAATAAGAGTGATAAAATTGAGATCAGGAAGAAAGTCTATAACTTGGGAAGTATAAGGAGTTTGAGATGTATCTTTATAAAAGCTAATGGTGGCTGTAGTACAAGGAGAAGTTTCAACAAAAAAGTCCATGTAGGGCATCAGGCATTCTTTCCCTTCTTCCTTAAAGGGATTCCACGCCGCAGATGTTAGGGTAGAATCGATAGCCGCGGTTAAATCCGCGCTCGTTATGTCCAACTGATAAATGAAACCGGAAGTATCTCCTCCCAAAAATAATTGAACATTCCCTTGGAAGTAGTAAGAAAGGAACGTTTCATCCTCCCCAAAATCTTCGAAGGAAAAATCTTTATTGTTAGCCACGCTAAAATCTTGAAATTCATAATCGGATCCTTCTATTCCATAACCTAAAGAATTCATTGCAATGTCGTAAGTAGAAAATCCACCAGAATCATCATCAAAAATTAGCGCTCTGGTGTTAGAACTGCTCGATCCATCGGTGTAAAGAGACCACCATCGACGATTGTTATAATCTCGTGCACAGAAAGTATTTCCGAAATCAGATTGAGAAATTTCTTCGATCGTAAAGTCCGAAATTCGTTCGTCCATGCGAGTAGTATTAATACCATCTGTTGCGGTAATTCCTCGGACTCCTAAAGCGCCTGTGAAGCGATCATAAGCAACACTCGCCATTTTCCCATCACAAGAGCGGAAGTTATTAATCTTTTGCCATCTAAAGGCTTTGTTGGGATCGGAAGTAGGAAGAAGAGACCAAACAGAATTGGTAAAGAAAACGATTATTTGATTCTGAAGAAGTTGAGCCGAGATGATTTGATCCGAAGTAGCAGCGTCCGCAAAATCTCCCCCACCAGCCACAGTATCACTCCAATTAGCAGGATTTTGTTTTGCACACCATCTCGCTCTCTGGGGAAATCGTGTAGAAGCCGTAGCAACGGTTGCCGCTTCATAGGTATAAAGGACCACTAATCGTTGGCCTAAGCTGAAAATTAACTTTCCTCCAACGAGAAAATTAGCCCCTCCTGTCGTGGGCTTTAAAGAAGTAACGGTTGTACTTCCATCAAAATACCATAATCCATCGGTTTCATTGGTATTATTCCAGGTCAATCCATTAGAAAAATAGAGTCTATTCACATTGGATATAGCTGTACTTTGCCAACTGGTGCTCCATATAAAGTCACTATCTACTCCCGAAAAAATCGTAGCTGACATGGCTCCGCCAGAATTCGTAAGCTGGGTAAAAGACTCCGTAACTCCACTGTAGGTGTAAGCGCTCAGAGTATCAAACGCCAACATAGTTTGAGCCCCAGTGTCGGTTTCTATATAGGTACCAAACCCTGTTACGGCTGTCGCATTAGTTAATTGGGACTGTCCAGAAGGAGCAAAAAACTGGAATCCATTTCTTCTTTCTAAAAATCCATGCTCTATGTGGATATTATTGAGCACAGAAAAAGAATCAGGAGGAGCGAGCCAAGGTTGAATATCGGTATCTAACCCAGTTTTAAAAGGAGCTATGAGTTGTGAAACCGGTGTACTCATTTAAGTTACTCTTCCTATGGATATCCAATTAATAGTCGCTGTGATCGCGTTTGCAGCTTTATCTAAAAGGGAAGGAACAAATGAAGTAGAAGTGGGAGTACCTACAATCCTTTGATAAACCCTATTACTCGGAGGAGAGCCCCCGACAATAAAATTCACGTAATAGGCCGCTTCTATGTAAGCCGTAGGGAAGGTTATGGTGCCCCCTGAAGCTACAGAAACCGAATTCCATTGGATCAACATCCCACCAGCTAAATAAATTTGGCCTGGTTTCGCATAAGCGGGAGATCCTCTAGTCAACTGAGTAATCTGACTACTCTCGTTGATTCCGAAAAACTCGGGGTTACCCGCCGCATCGTCTTTACAATAAGTAATATAAGCATCAGCAATAGCAGTAGGGTCATTAGAAACTGCCAGAGGAGTTCTATTGTCGAGGTTAATTGCTTGAGGCTTAAATGAAGATTGGGCTTCTTCAATTGCGACCCAGTTGTCTTGAATGACCCCAGGAGCCAACCTTAACTTTGTACTATTTGCAGGAAGAGCTGGATCAAAAGCCATAATAATCTCCTAGTTTTTACCGACTTTAGGCCCGATATAGAATTCCTTTTCTACGCAGACATCCTTTTCGTCTTGTTTATTATCAGTTTTGAGATGCATGGTGCATCCTCCCAGTAAGAAAATAAGGCTAATAAGCGCTGTCGTTTTCATCTTTATCTCCTAAAAATTTGGTGTAGACCGTGTATTCAGCAGGTCTTGGTTGGTTCGTTTAAGTACATAGGCAATTTGTTCTTTATAAAGTTGCGTAGTCTCTGCATACGAGTCGAGTTCTCCATAGTCAGAGAAAATATCTCTAGCAGCTCCATAGGCAATAGCAGGGCCCCACTCGTTTAAGTCAGGAGTGTCAGTAGCGCTTGTAAGCTCTGTTACTACTGAATAAGCGCGCATCTCTACGATGTAGGCTTGATCGGGGACAGGGAATAACTGAAATTGATTGTTGTACATCAAAATTGCCTGGGGTCTTCCAGGTTGGAAAATCACATAGTTAAGATTGATGAGTTGTCCATTGGTAGGGGCTGTAGCAAAAGTAACGCTGACGCTTCCCGTATCATAATTAATGGTCGCAGTCCCACCTTGGTCTCCAGTGATGACGACATTGCTCTCCGTCCAATCTTCGTTGGTGTCTTGGAAAAGCTCTACGGTATCACTAATGGTTAATGTCCCTGGATAGATAGGAAACCCTGTCACGGTTGTGCTGAACAACAACGTGGAGCCGTCTCCTGTCCAGGGCGTTAAAAATGTGTATTGAAGAGGGTTATTTTCGAAGAAATAGGAAGGGTCTTGATACCATAGCAACTGAAGATTATTGACAGTAGCAGGTGGTTCAAAGTTCGTGAATGTGGTCTCCGGCTGATCATAAAAAGCTTGGTTGGCAGCAGTAGTGAACGAATAGTACACATGCTTTTGCTCTAGCTTCACTTCAGCAGGGAACGTCAGTGTATAATATTTATTAATATAGTCGTCTAATTGGGTATTGGTGATCTCGTTAGAGCTAAATCGACCAGTTACCTGTCTAACTTTTTGACGAATATCAGCTAATGTCCACGTACTCATAATTCCTCTTTAGAGCGCAAAAGTTTGGCGCATTTGAAAACGGGGATCATTCCCAATCTTCTGTTTATCCATGCGGCCAGTGCCGTCAGGTCTCCATTTCCAAATAGGCTTTGAACAGCTTTCCATATGCCTAGCAATGAAACGGGGGAGCTTGTATTTGGCTCCATGGAAAAAGGTAAAGTCCTCTTTATTTTTTGTATTACCATAAGGAAAAGAAATGCTTAGCCCAGGCTCTTCGAGATTCATGAATTCGTATTCACAAACTTCTCTCAAAAAAGCTTCTTCTTTTTCTGACTTTGGTTGTTCTCCAACGATTGGAAGTTGTTTATATTTTTCTAACTTAAGTTTATCTTTGGCTTCTTGGTCCATGTTTACCTCGTGTTGTTGTTCTCCCTACCTTTCGGTAGATGGTTCGGAGAAAAAGGGAGGGGATATTTAGTCCCCTCCCAAGTTATTTAAACTACAGAATTAGAACCAAGCGCAACGTAAGTTATTACGTCACTATCAGTTCCAATCACACCTGTTCCAAATGTAAGACCTTGAATTGCTACGTTTTCGGTAGCAATAGGAACTCCATTTGTATCAGATACTCTTGTTACGACTCCTCCAGAAACGTAAACACTATATCCTGTTACTGAAGTATCAGTAGCAGTAGTGATTGTCGTTGCTGTTAGAGAAGCAATTACGTAATTTTCATTCAGATCCACAGTTCCAGTGCCGTCATCAGCGACTTCCGCAACTTTAATTGTGTCTCCAACCGCAAATCCAAAGTCAGCAGTGTTATTCACTGTAAGGACCCCAGGACTTGCATTTGTGAAGCCACTAATAGTAGCTCCATAAGTAGCACTTTGAGAGAGAGGAGTAAAACCGTTTGTTGCGGTATATGTTCCTGCTGCTACATCAAAATAAGAACCATCAACCATGGAAGAATTCCATGATCTAATTGCCCCTGTTGTACTATTGGTGACAGTGATAGAATCCACTTGGAATCCCATACTGACATTTGTGGCTGCCGTTCCCGAAGCAGGATTGGTAAAACCACTAACTTTCATCTGTGACATATCCGTTCTCCTTAACTATGGGTTGACATTAGGTTTAGCATGAAAGCATCGTTCAAAATACGGGCTACGAAAGGATGCTGCCAACCTACAGAACCTCTTTGATGAAGAGGATCGGCAGAACCAGCAGAACCTAGAGGCTCAATATAGAAGTCTCCAGTTTCGCTACGTAGATGAACAAGTGCATAAGCTTCTTTACCAACAATGAAGTTGTTATAAACAGCGGGAGTTGCGCTAGAAACAGATCCTACAGAAGTGTAGAGCCATCTTACGTTTCCAGTTGAGCCCCATTCCGCGTCAAGAACAGTTCCTTGTTGAGCGTAGTTGCTTGTATTTAAGAAGTTAGATACAGCTTCTAGATCATCTAGAATATCAGTATCAAGGTATCCCCAGAACGCAGGGCGAACAGGAGAAGTACCTAGAGCATCACGACCTGTAACGACTTCAGAAATCATATCTGTGTCGTTTCCAAGAAGTGTATTTACTGCTGAATCGATATCTTCTTTTGTAAGTTCAGTCGGAGTGTTTCCGTTAGAACCATTAGAACATTGAAGAACTGAGCTAGTTGACGCAAGAACGTCTCTAGTCACTTCATCCATTGTCTGAGCCATGTTTTGTGCAAGTAGGCGAGCAGATTCGTTAAGAACCCTATCTTCTACTGTCAGTTCAACTTGGTTCGTTATAGTTACAAAGTTTCCGTAAAAAGAAACTCGCGCTTTAATGTCTGTCGCACTAAGAGGTGCCCCAGGAGGGGTTGTACCATCAATAAGTGGGATAGGCACTGTCGAGAGCCTTGAATATCTACGGAACACAATAGTGTCACCATTCTTTTCGGGAAGAACACGTTTCTGAGCAAACTTGTTATAGATGAGCGTTGGATACGCAGTCATCAATAGCAGTCTGTCATAGTATTCCCGAACAGCTGGAGGTAACACACTTACTGTGGTTATAGTCATAATATCCTCGTGTTGTTGTCGTGCTCATCTCTCCAGCACTGTGCTAGAGAAGTGGTTCTGAGCGTTTTCTAAACGACTCCTAAATTACGATTTACCAGCTCACGGAACTCACTGTCCTTCATGTCCTTGTATCTCTTGGCTTGCGAAATAGGAGAAGTCGACCCTAGACTAGATAAACTACCGGCCTGTGCCGAGTTTTCCACTATGCGTTGGGCATCTAGGGACTTCTTCGTTTTCTTATTCTGGTCTATAAAAGACACAGATGTCTTAGCCAAATGGTAAGCAAGTTCATAATCTTGAGTTTGCTCCAGTGACCTGCGCAGCGCAGGATTCGTCTTTAAAACTTCCGGTAAATACCTTTGAATCACTTCTTGATAATCGGGATGTTTTTGAGTCATCTTGAGTTCTTCAATCGAACCTTGATAATTTTTTTGCACTGACCCGAGGAGCTTTTTAGCATCCCCATATGTCAATACATCGCCATCATCTATCCCTTCAAACTCGTCCTTGGAAGGAGGAGGTGTAGGGCGGTTTTGATTGGACTCAACCAGAGCCAAATGGTCCTTAATCGTTCGAAGCTCTTCTTGTAGTTGCTGACGCTGCTCTCTTTCTGACTGTAATGCTGACAATGGAACTGCCTGCGCATTTCCTTCATTAGCACTCTCAGGTTGAGATTGTTCAACATTCGCTTCTACTGGAGCGGCGGCCTCCATATTTTGTTCGCCCGAAACTTGTACTTCTTCGCTCATCGCGGTGTTACTCCTTTAAATACGCCCTTTCTAGCACCTTCAGTGTCTCAGTGCTAATGTTGGCGGCACTATTGTGTTACGTAGGCTTGCGGGATGGTTGTTGTTTCTACGACAAGTTCATCACACGCCTTAGCTCCCAATCCTGGGAGGGCATCAAAATTAAAAGGACGCTGAGGCATATTGACCTCCCAATCGATAGTCCCTTTCAGGTTATCGACCTTTCCAGCAATCATCCCCACTTGAGATGAAGGCTCGGCCTTATAAGCTTTGATGTGTTTTATCAATGTAGGCATCCCGTCTACCCAACTCTTGGAGGGTTTTGCAAACACCACAATCCAATAAGGTTCCCGAAGGTTCTTATTTGCATCGACGATGTCGGCAATTTGTTTGTTGTCCTCTTCAATAATTGCGTCGCGGGTTTCCCCAGTCTGTTGACTCATAGTAATCTCGTGTTGTTGTGCTCTTTGTACACTTATCGGTGTACAGTGGTTCAGAGCGTTATTACCAATTTCCTACCAATATCTAACGAATTGGTATTAATATTCGTAGTTCCAAGCTTCAGCAGGATAGCCTTTGCTACCCACACTTTCGTATTGGACTCGACCCATGTCATATTGTTCCGAATTAGTGGAAACATACTTCACGTTGCCGGCCTGTGTGTTGTCTTTTAGGTTAAAAACTCCACCACGATCCTTGGATTTACGCATGCCGCGAGACTCATCTCTACGATCATGGTAAGATTGCTTTTTACTGCTCTCTTTCCCGCGTGTCATCCCAAGGCTTTCGTCCATTCGGTCGTCATATCCTTGTGCCATATCTAAACCTCCAAAGGTTCAGGCGTTTGTAATGTCTCCTGCGGGATACTTTCTCCCCCAAGAGGATTTGCCTGAGGAGGAGCAACTTGCTCCAATCCTCGTGCAGCTGTTTCGACATCATCAGACTTAATCTGGTCTTCTTTTACTCGGTTCATCTCTTCCATCATCCGGACAATGCCTAAATATTTAATGAGCCTTTCATCATCAATCGATGACAGCTCTGTGATAGCCTTTGCCCTATCTAATGCCGCGGAGGCTCTATCATCAACGGCTCGTGCCGCCCTTTCGTCTTCGAGACCCATATTAGCAACGGCCCTTGTGAATCTTTCCTTACTGAGAGCAATATCCGAGATAGCCTTGGCTTGCTGCGATTGTCGTTGTCCATCTATCAGAGACATTTGGACTTTTTGAGCCTCTTGTGCCTGTTGACTTTGAGCTTGTTCTTCTTGTTCAAGCTCTTTGAGGTATTCTCCTTTCCCTTGAATTGGAGCTGCTTTAGCGAGCATACTTCCAGAAACAGGGGCACCAGCTGCCTTAAGATCAAGGAGTTGCCTGAAATACATTTGTTTTTGCGTACCAGTAAGCATTCCTTCTTGGATACTAATATCGTATTTGATGAAGTCCTTAGAGAAGAATTGGTCGGTTGGCTTACGGTTTAAGATTCTTTCGATCTTTTGGGGGGTCCACTTCTGCATCATCTTAACGCATTTCTTAGCTGCTTGCTTCTGAGCATAGCGAAGGTTTTCCATTAGATCCTGGATATTAACTAGAGAAGCTCCTTGACGAAGCATCATCATAATTCCAGATTCCTGATCATTTTGAGTTTGTCCAAAAGAAGCATCGTTAATACCAACAGCTGATAAAATGTCTGCATCAAATTGTCGTTGAAGCTCAAACATACCAGGAGGTATTTGAGCCGGTTGAATCTTTTCAATAGCACCAGGCTTAGCATCTCTATCTCTCCAAATTACTTTCCCTTGACTAGTTTGGAAAAGCGAACGAGGGTTGATGACAGATTCTTCGTCTGCTATCCATCCAGAATTGATTTGTGAGTCTAAAATATCGACCATCTGAGAGCGTCGACGGTTAGATTCGCGCTGAGGATCGATCTGAGGGCGTACCAACGATTGAACCTTTAGGCCCCAGTGCTCTGACTCAGGTTCAAAGATTCCCACAAAAGGCACAAAAGGGTATTCATTGAGACCGTATTGATTAATCTCAGTCTTCATATAGTTATTGTTTAAGATGATATGGCACTCGATGTATCGCTGAGGGCGCATCACCTTCTTAATTTGAGGATACTTATCCATGAAGAACTTCATGTCCTTCTCTTTACCTTCCCACTCTATGAATTCGCCGGTCTCTTCATCCACCAGCATCGGGACTTGTTTCCACTTCTGCTGGTAGAATTCATCGTAAGCAATAAAATCCTGTCCATTAGGTTGGGTCTGATAAGGGAGCCACGTAAACTTGTCGTCTCTGGACCACCCCATCTTATGAAGCTCATAGACCTCTTTTTCCATTCCTGGAAGGAGAGAAGCGGCCTGCTCGGGGCTCAGATATTTCCTTCTCATGACGTAAGAACAGTCGGAGAAGTCTAGTTGAGTAAAATAAGGATCAGTAATAAAACCAGAATAAGGTTCCCTACCAAAACGAATATCTCCGTTAATGGGGTCATCACGATAATCCATCCACATTGTTAAAAGGTTGAATCCAGTTTTTAGCGCTCCACCAAAGGAGTTGCTAACATGCCTATATCCTTCCCCGGTATCAAAAGCATAGAGGAGAAGCTCGGTTAAATCGTCAGCAGACTGTTGATCAGTACTTTCACGGGGCTGAACTATAGGACTATTTTGATGCTGGATGTGATAGCCCAGGATAAGATTGATATTTTTACGGATTAGATTGTAGGTGAACGCATTGCGGTTCTCTTGGAAGAGCTTCTGTCTTTCTTTCTCATCCCATTGCTCTCCTAAATAGAAACGCAGGTCTCTATCGGCAAGTGGGTAGAAAGGATTCCAGGCATAGTAGGCTTCTTGGTAGTAATCGTTATACTCATTAACAATCGATAAACCGTCGTAAACAGTCGACATTCGCACTCACAATTGGGTTGCACCTTCATACCGTATTGAAAGTGCGAGGCCGATGATACGGCACCGAAAGGAGAGCTACTCCAACCTCGCGTGTTGTTATATGGCTAGTAGTGGTTCAGCCAGTAAATTTGCCCATCCTCAATTTGTCGACGGATCTCGAAGGGCTACCGTCTTTCCCTGGGATAACTCCAGTCTCTTATTTAAGTCCGAGGTCGCGACTGCACAAACGTTACCAAAATGATAACATTGATGTTATTTCTTCTTGCTGTCCTTAAGCTCAGGATACTTTCTATATACTGCACTCTTGATACCAGAAGGTCTCGGAGCATTGTGCGCAAGTTTTAACGCGCTTTTCGCTCTAGCTTTAGTATTAATTGGATAGCTACCTTTTGGTGCACCACCCGAAGGGCCCGCAAAATCTTTAGAGGAAACTGTTTTATATTCCCCAACATTGGAACCTCCAGCTTTCTTTTGCATCTTGGACTCTTTACCCCGAGGAACTTTCATTCCCTTCCCGATCGTTACTTTTTTAGTAGCCATAACGAGGAGTCCTTTGCTTCATAGCTTCACGAGTTTCCTCAATCGCTTCTTCAACCGGCTGTTGATACGAGGGAGAACGTGCGACAATGGGGACATCCAAATAAGTCGCATTCGATTGCGTCCTCATTTTAGGCTCTCCATATTCCACTTCATCTTTTACATTATAATCTTTATGCATTTACTTACCCTTTTTGCTGCTGCCGCGTCCCATGGCCTTTTTCATGCCAGTAGACTCATGCCGTCTGCTCTTATAAGATTGTTTCTTGGTGGACTCTTTGCCTCTTCTCATTCCAAGGCTTTCGTCCATCTTGTCTTTTTTAGTTTGTTTCTTCATGAGTACATTTCCTCTAGTCTCTCGGCATCATCTTCGTTCATCGACGGGCCTAGCTTCTTGTTAAAAAAGTGCGTATAGAGCGCATACCTTTGTGCATCCATCGCATGATCATTTTGCTTAATCGGCTTGTCTTCGCCTCTTTGCGAGGCTTTCGAATCCCAGAGATAGTTGCTGAACTCTTTGAGCGTTTGGGTGCAGTTGGCGCAGATTTTGTACGTACCATTGGTTAACAGTTGCCCCGTAAATCGGATTCCTGGAAGGACATCATTAATAGCGTCAGCGACATTTCCTACTCCATTTCTTCGTAGCTCTTGCCTAAAGGAGGCAGCACTAGGATCTATATAGATTCTTTTTACATTGTATCCGGTAACAAATTCTTGTAAATCTTTTACATAATCATAATCACTTTTCTGTCTTAGTTCTTTTTTAGAATCGAAATAATATTCTTTTTCCAGCCACATATTAGGGTACCCACCAGGGTTATAGCCGATAAGAGAAAATACACAAGGGTTAGTAGTCCCATAATCAACACCCACAATATAATAATCAGCGACAGACTGAGGCATTTGTATAACGTGATAATCTTCATTAAAAAAGTCATATACAGCTCCATCCGCTAACACCCAATCCCCGAGGATATATCTTTTGTACCAAAGTCCCTGGTATTCACGAGAAATCTCCTGTATGAATGTCTCACTGAGAGAGGGATTATCCCGTATATTAAAGGAAAATATTTTTATGTTGAGTTCATCGGGCCGATCAATGTAGTCTGTTTTCAGCCAGTGATATGGCGAATCAGGATTTGTAGAAGCAAACAGCTGAGCACCCTCGACAGATAATCGAGATAATAACATTTTAAAAAACCCTTCAGGGATCAATGTTGCTTCATCAATTAGCGCGCCGGCGAACTCGGAACCGCGTATCTTACCCTCTGCCCTTTCGTCATTGGCACCGACCACGTACATAAGTCTATTGTAAAGAGTAACTTCCCCCTTTCCAATTGAGTAATTTAAAGCGTTTCCAACCAGCTCTTGGAGAGGAAGAATAATATTTCTTTTTATGGTTTTATCTGTTCTCCCACAGATCAAAAGAGGTCCAGGAGGTCCGCTTCGACAGAATTCCAGCCATCTCAACATAGAGATGAAAGACTTGCCTGCCCTCACGGGTCCTTCAAAGATATTTATCCTGGCATCTGACTTTTGATAACAGTCAAGCTGGGTCTGACTGAGTTGTTCAATGAACATAAAGCTGGTCTACCACCTTACCTAGATGCGCTGATCTACTAAGAATAGGAAGAGACTTTGCTCTTTCCCTGTCGATCTTCTCTAGAGTTTCTGGCGAGACGCGACAAGTAACAGGCTTGGAGTCAACCGTGGCTGTCTTGGGCTTGAGGCTCAAAGTAATATCCACCACCTTTCCCTCATCAAGAGCAGCTTCTTCTTTCTGCTCGTCAGGAATCTGGAATGTCTTTTTGAGATACTCTATAAAATCTTTTTGGCGAACTATCCAGATGCCATACTTCCCACCCATTTGGTTTCCTTTGATCACTCCCTTATGAAGAGCGTTGGCCACGGTACTTCTTGTAACGCGCATGTACTCTGCTATCTCAGCAGTATTTAAAATATCTTTCTGTAAGTTTGATGGTAGGTCCATATCTTCACCGTATTGTTTTGTTTTCTAAGAACAGTCTTCCCTCTCTTCTCTATAGTTTCTGAAAAGCTTTCTTCTTTCTCCATGTGCCATGAAGTAAGTTGGGATCCTTCTGATACCAAGTTTTTCTTCTATTCTTTGTGCATGATTTGCACTTAGTAAAATTGGTTCCTCTAGTGGGAGAAAAACCAAACTCATATATAGGAAGTTCCTTTTCGCATTCATTGCACTTTTGGGTTCGAAACTCTTCACTCATGACTCTTGCTCTCCTCGTAAAATCTTATTACTTCTTCACTGTATCCGTCAGGGAGAGGGCCCCTGTAGGCGCTTCCTATTTGATCCGTTAGATCTTTGAAGTCATCATCGGTCATCCCTAGAAGAGCGCTGTAGACCTGGAGGATTGCGCAGATAGCAGTAAGTTTATTTTCTTGGGTGGTGGGATAGGTCAAAACTTCTCTCCATAGTCCGTATACTAATGGCATCATTGGCGCGCCTCACATTCATCGCCTATAAAAGAAGACGGGGACCATTTCAGTCGCAGCCATTGCTTCCCTTCATAGGTGAGCCCCTCGGAAGCGGCTTCTTTTTCTTTTTTGTTTTTGGCATATCTATTTTTATTGTCGAGAACTAGATCTTCCTTACATTTATCCCCGCAGGTGCTTCTTCCATTTATCGCGAAAAACCATCGTTGGCAAATAAAACATCTCTTGCGTCTTTCCTCCCATGCCTCAATACGTTTTTTAGATTGGGAGAAAGATTCAGAAAGACATGAATGGCAATACACCTGAGTGTCATTGTCTCTGATGAAACACACCCTACAGCTCTTACACAGACTACGTCTCTTCAGATGGCTCATTGGTCTCTCGTTGGTATCCATGTGGGCGGCATCTCTCTATATCCCTCCGGGGGGTCGGGGATAGGGGTCCAGAAGAGATCTCTCTCAAGATGCCAGCGTCTTGCTGTTTCATCGCCGTATCCAGCCTCCCACCGATGGGGCCACCCCACCCAATAGGCAATTACATAGACCGCAGGGTCTCCACACAAAACAATATTCCAGGTTTTTTCTTTAGGATATTTGTCATCACAGCTCGTCCATTTAAACTTCGGGGCTTTCTTCATTTTTCTTGAACTCCTCGGGGCTTTCTACCTCCAGTAACCTTCGCAATGCTGTGGCCAAAGGGGCATCCATTTCTTTGTTTTCCCTGGGCTCATCTTTCTGACCAAGCCAGTTTTTTCCAAGCCAAATTTGGATGGAAGTATTTCCTTCTAAAGCGTTTTTGAGCTGGGACAATCTAAGGTTATTTTTCCCTTTCTTTCTCTTTTGTGCACAATACTCAGTGAAACCACATCCGAACTCTTTCTCCACTCGGTCATAAAAAGTATTGGGATGCATGTCAAAGCTAGCTGAAATTTCAGTACCCGGCGTATGGGCTTGAAGAAGCTTATCTACCATGCTCCAGTCAATATGTTTTTCTGGTCTGCTCATATATCCTATCCTTAAAACTTACTTCTACTGGCTCTCTGGGCCATCTTTCTGGTTATTTCTGAATCTTTCTCTAAACACTTTTCGTGAGCACAGAACCAACAACGGTGGTCCCCATCTCTACAAGTGTATCCTTCTACTGACCCACAATCCTGGCATTCCATGTCTGAAGACTCTCTATGTGGGGTAAGAAGTGTTTTCCTTCCTCTCCGTAGAAGAGCCGTAACAGTGACAGAGCCGAGAGTTGGACTTATTGGGCAATCCATCTCTATGACCTCAGCTAAGCTTCTCACTTCATCTTCACCTTGTAACTTGCCGTGTTGTACTTGGAGATAACAGCCTTGATGTCTAGCTCTGCCTCGCGCAGGTCGTCTTCATTTTCGAACTTAGCGGTTAGAGTAAACTTGGTGGGTTTGGTCTCTTCTTCTAAGATATCGAGGTGAAGCTCTTCAGCAGAGAAACCACTTTCGAGGAGAAGGTCAACGTCCCAGACATTTGCGAGCATATCGAAATCCCAATCGCCATGGTTTTTGTTAAGGCGGATTGTGAGCTCTTTAACTTCGTCGTCTGATAAAGGAACTTCGGGAGTGTACACATCGATGTGCTTCGCTCCCATTTTCTTGAGTACTTTGAATCTTTGATGACCGCCGATAATCGTTCCATCTGGTTGGATAACGATTGGTTCACACTGCCCAAACTTACGAAGTGATTTTTTAAGCTCTTCGCATTGTTTTTTTGATAAGCTGCGTGGATTATCGGGGTTTTCACGGAGGGTTTTAATCTCCCGTGTTTCGCGTTGCCATTCCATAAGCCCTAAAGTGGTTCTCGGGTTCTTCTAACTATAACATAAGCGCTGACTTTTACTTTTCAGCTACGACTTCTGCCTCTGGTTTCTCTTCCGTTTTAGCAGGAGCAGCCACTCCTTCTTTGGAAATATAAAAGAAGCGGGCGTGTTCTAGATTCGCATAAAAAACGCCTTCTCCTTCATCATCATGGAAAACATTTCCATCTCTTATCGCGGTCAGAAATTCATCTTTCTGCTCACTGTTTAAGCGAACATCAACTGGGTCGCCTTTATCAAAAACAAAACGTGCTATCAGACTCATTGTTATTTTCTCCTAGAGTTTCTTTGATTTTATTTTCTATGGCCTCTTTGACCTTTTCACAAAAAAGAGTGTAGTGCCCTGAATCGGGAAACCTGAAGTAGGACATTCGTTTCTTTTCTCCGTCTTTCTCGTATTCTCTTGATGGAAAGTTTACCCATCGTTTCCCATCCTTCTGATGGTAGGTTAGACCGTAGATCTCTACTCCCCACTTGGGAACAAAGATGTCGGCAAAGCCCAGTAGGGTCCCTTTCACATAAGAGTTATATTTAATGCACTTAACCATCTACCTCTTCCTTTTTCACCCATAGTTCTTCTACATCAAGGGATTCACGCGTAAGGCAGTGGAAATTTTCAATTAACTGAAATCCATTTTTTCTTAAGGTATTTCCTGTTTGGCAGCACGGCTGAGGGCCAGATAAACCCAAGGGGATATTGTAAAGTTTGTATTCTAAAGTTTCCGCTATTCTATACTCTTTCTCAATAGGATATTCATGGGCCCTTTTACTTTTTTCTAAAATAAGGAGGTTTATTTCATGCCTAATCTGATAAAGACCTGAATTTATTTCTTTAAGGGTTTCCTCTATTTGATCGAGTCGTTTTTCGGTTTGATCCACTCGTTTTTCGGTATCTATAAATTTTTTTCTCCATCTCATTATCCGTCTCCTGGTGAAGGTCCAAAATGAATTTGTTTACCGTTTGATATTTCGGCATAATTAGCGAGATTATAGGCAGTCAGAGCATTGGAAAGCGCCCCTTCTAAGAGGGAACCAAGTTTATTACCATCGATATCAAAGTTTTTTAGACCAAGAGTTATGGCCCCATTAATTAACGCGTGAAACATTTGAAGAGGGGAAAAATCAGATTCACATTCGGCCATCATTTCTAAAACTTTTTCTTCACACCGGTTCATTTCTTCTTTCCTTTCGTCTTCTTAACTTTTTTCGGCAACTTTTCCCCTTTGGGAGTGGCCTGCTCGAACTCTTTCGCTAGCCTTGGGTCTTTTGCCCATAGGAACTTCCGTTGGGCTTGGCTTTTTAAGGGCATTTTCTACTTCCTCTTTTCTTTCTTGAAGCTTAACTTTTTCTCTTTCTTCGGAGTTTATCCATGCATCTTCTTGGGGAACGTTGACAAATCCGCGCTGACAACCAAGACATATGCCGGTGTTGTTAGTTTGGCACGTTCCCGAGCAGCTTCCACAATTCATAAACTTCATTTTTTTTCTTTCTTATTTGGTTTTTTTATTCTTACGGAAATTTCGTTGGGAAGAATTTCTTCAGCTGTTTGAAAGTCAAAAATTCTAAACGGAATATCCCTATCTTCAAAAGCTCTAAGAAAAAGCAATAGCTGTTGCCCTCCTCCTACTACATAAACCTGTAAAGAAGATACGCCGTCACCAGGAGTTAAAATTTTATAGAAATCTTTTTCATTCATGAATCTTTCATCAATCTTTTTCTTTTTTTCAATACTGTCCATTATTTATTTCCTATTTAGTTGTTTACGACCTCTAAAGTCGTCCATAAAAAAAAGCTCTTTCAGAAATACTGCTGGGATATTAATCTTATCTTTGGGTCTTCCTGAAATGAACTCCCAACATCCTTTTTCAAAAGAAAGAATCCCTCGTCTACCTCTCAAAAAAGCGAAAGGATTTTTTGTTTTAGGCTTCTCTTGATTAAATCTTCTCCAACCACCTAGCATGCGTTTTCTCCGTATATTTCAAATAAACCGCCATCAAGACATTTCTCTTTTACCATATTGGCGCAGGCGAGCATTTGATTATTTTTGGGATAAGTCTTTGTGAGGCTCTCGGACCAGTGATAAAGGTCATCTAAAGCTTCGTGCATTTCCACCGCAGCTGATCCTATGATGCGCAGCTCGTCTATCAGGCTTAGTTCTTCCTCTTGAAGAAAGACTTGAACTTTTCCTTCATAGCCCCACATCTTCTGAAAGTATCCGCTTGTGACGTACCTGTCATCCTGGTAAGCTATTCCATTTAACACATCAAGAATCCACTTCATAAGATTGTCGACATCTGGCTTGGAAGTCATCGGTTTCCCTAATTGCTGTTTCTTGCGCTTGTGTGACCATGTTTTAGGCATAGGCATATGGAATATCATATTAACACAAACAGGCGATTCTAGGGGCCTTTCTGAGCTTTGTGAGCGCATTTGCTTAGCCGCATCCCATTTATATCCTAAAGATTTCTTCCGTTGAGGGTTGTAAACCTTCCCTTTAGCTCCGAAGCGTGGTCTCTGTTTAGATTCTGGTTTGTAATCAAAAGTAAATTCCATTAATTATGCCTTTTTAATATTCAATACCTATCAAACAATTTTAGGTCAAATATTGTTGTAAATTAAATCTAGATAAGAACCCACGCAGATGAGGAACGAACTCAGGATCGGCATATGGGATTGTCTTATCGTTCATAGGAGCACTGGTCATTCCAATCACAACTTCTTGAGGATGGATTGAATATTTAATTGTATTTTTTATTTCTTCGGATAGTTCCTGTTTTTTTTCATTAAGTTTGTCTAGAAGTTTTTGGGCTATGGCTTTATGAACCTTAGGTCTGTCTTCTTTTTTAGGATTAGAAAGTTTCTTTTTCTTTTGGAGTTCTATCTCAACCCACTTCTCCCGAAGCTTCTGAGGTGAACGAACATTTATGTCCCAAAAGTCGTCGGTGTGGATATAGTCGATCATTTCGGTTACTTCGGATATAGATCTGTGATCGATCTCCATTATCTTTCTCATAGAGTCTAGCCAATTAAACCAAGTAGTTTCCACTTTTCGAGGGTCATGAGATTTAACTGGAAGGGAGAAAACATGGGAGAGAAGAGTTTCACAAGCCGTCTCCATATCTTTAGAAAATTTAGAAAAAATAGGGGTAACGTCTGAACTTTTGGAGTTCGGACTATCTTTCTTACTTAATGTATTAGAAGCTTTAGATATTGGTACGTCAGCTGGGAGTATCCGAGGTGCTCCACTGGGAGTATCCGAGGTACTCACACGTGAGTATTCGTAAGAATTTTTTGAAAACGCCGGAGTTACATAGATAGATCGGACAGATTTCATCCCTTCTTTGATGGTATTTCTTACTATCCATTCATTTTTTTCTAAAGATTGAAGCTCCCTTTGAATCTGCTTGATAGAGACATTCATTTTCTGAGATAGATACTTATCCGAAGCCCAGCAATAACCTTCTTTTCTAGCTAAGCCTATAAGGTGAATCATCAGCCTAAATTGTCGATCGGTGAGGTTAGGGTCTTCTAAAAGAGCAGTTGGTACCCCCACCGTATAGGAAAGTGAGATTTTTTCTTCTGTACTATTGGAATTAATTGGAGGGTGATGTATATTTGCCATCATAAATACCTTATTGTAGTGGCTACCATCGATCAGGGCAGATTTCAGGTAGCCATTTTTTTTTGATCTAATTTTTTTGCTTTAGGCCTTCCATATATTTTTTAACCCTGCTATCGTCAGCTTCAACTTGATGGGTACAACCGCCAAGTAGCGTTTGCCACAAGACGTTTCAAACAACTTGTGGTCTTTCGTGTTGTCTGAGGAGGAATGCAGTGGTTCGCGGACCTCCTCGTCTTTTACTATACTTGTGGTATTACTATAGCATTTCATAAAAGTTAAGTTTTATCTTTGATTTTGTCATAATATTTACGCTTTCTTCGTTCATAAATCCGATCTATTTCTATGGCTTCTTTACCGTGTAAATAAAAAAGATGCTCCCAATTATTGCAGAATTCTCTCGCTTCTTCCTCTGTTTTAAAAGATGCAGAAAATATTTCT